TGGAGAAACAACCGATGGTGCAGGGCAGTTAACATTTGATTTATCTACTATCACTGGAATTACTAGTGCATTCTTTGAAACCTTCGATCAAGAAAGATATTCCATTCACTACACTGGTGGTGGAATCGGAACAGTAACTTCCGATTCATTTGTATTGGATTCTGCCACCAACACTGTAACTATTAGTGGTTTAGAAACTTCAGAAAGTAGCGTTGTTGTTAATACCACTCTTAAGAAAAATGGTATTAGAAGTAAGATTAAAGAATACACTAGAAGTTCTATTAGAATTGTAAATCTTTCCAAGTATGCTCAGTCGGGATCTGCAACAAGCACATCAGTTTCTGATGGACTGACTTTTAATGATTATTATGGATTAAGAGTTCAAGATAAAGAAATATCATTGAACTATCCAGACGTAGCGAATGTTCTTGCAGTATATGAATCGACTGATAGTGCTGATCCTGTATTAGATAGAGTTGAGTTTTCATCAGTATCAAATATTGATTCAGATGCGATTGTTGGAGAAACTATCGTTGGATCGACAAGTGGAGCAATTGCTAGAGTAGTCTTAAACTCCTCAACTTCTCCATCAGTACCATCAAACAATTTGGGAATTGTTTATTTGAACAGACTGAGATTCTCTGTTGGTGAAAATGTAGTCTTTGAAGAATCTAACATTACATCATCTGTTCAATCAATCACCTTAGGAAAATATAAAAATATTACAAATAGTTTTGTACTGGATAAGGCACAGAAAGATGAATATTATGACTACTCAAGACTTGTTAGAAACAACAACTTAGAACCATCCAGAAGACTATTAGTTGTATTCGATCATTATACTGTACCATCTTCTGATGATGGCGATGTATTTACGGTATTAAGTTATGATGCCGATAGGTTTGATAATGACATTCCATCAATCGGTGTCAATAAGGTTAGAGCTTCAGATACTCTCGATTTTAGACCAAGAGTACAACAGTTTACTGTAACTGATAAGTCTCCTTTTGATTTTGATTCTAGAAACTTTGGAACAGAACCAAAATATACATTGAAACCAGGTGAAAGTTCTTTGGTTGGATATGATTTTTATCTGCCAAGAATTGATAAGTTATATCTTGATAAGTTTGGCAATTTCATACTGAGTAGAGGAATTTCTGCCAGAAGACCAAAAGAACCTGTCGTTAATGATACTGATTTGATGGAATTGGCAACCATTAACCTTCCACCATATCTTTATGATGTCAGCAATGCTTCTATTACATTATTTGACAATAGAAGATATACAATGAGAGACATTGGAACTCTTGAAGATAGAATAGAAAATCTTGAAAGAGTTACCTCTCTGAGTCTATTGGAAGTAAACACAGAGTCTCTTCGAATTGAAGACGCTGATGGCAATAATAGATTTAAGTCTGGATTCTTTGTCGATGACTTTAATGACAAAACACTTTTAGACAATGATTTAACAACAGCAGATGTTATCAGTGGTGAGTTAAGACCACGCATTTTTTCAAATTCACTTCAATTGAGACCTCTTCCTGCTACAGAAATAGCAGAAGATAGTTTGGATTTAGATTCAAACTTTAGTTTACTGGATGCTAATGTTCAGAAGACTGGTAAAGCGATTACTTTGAAATATGATTCTGTCGGTTGGATTGAACAACCTCTTGCAACCAGAGTTGAAAATGTCAATCCTTTCCATGTAATAGAATATAATGGAACGGTTAAATTGTCGCCATCGTCCGATGTTTGGACAAGAACTGTCAGACTGCCATCCAGATCCATCGATGGTGGAACCGTAGGACACGGACGATTGACGAGAGTAGATACAAGAACAAGAGATGTTATCGTATCTTCATCTGCCGAAAAATATATTCGCTCAAGAAACGTTTCAGTTTTTGCAAGAAATCTAAAACCACTTTCAACTCACTACCAGTTTTTAGATAATCATAGTAATGTTGACTTTGTACCAAAACTCATTGAGATTGCAAATGACACCACCTTAGAAAACTATGGATCTAGTGGGGTATTTTCTGCAGGTGAAACTGTGAGAGGGTACTTTAATGATGAAAGAATTATTCAGTTTAGACTTGCATCATCAAATCATAAAGAAGGTACATTTAATTCTCCATCAAACACTTACAATATAAATCCATATGTGAAGAGTGAGAATGTTCCATCTGCCTATAGTCAGTCCTCAAAGGTACTAAATGTAGACTTAGCATCTTTATCGCAAGAAGCACAAGGTTCATTCTTTGGGTACATTTTGAAGGGTGTAAAATTAGTAGGACAAACTAGTGGTGCGGTTGCATATGTAAAAGACATTAGACTGATTACTGATAATTATGGCGACTTGTTAGGATCATTCTTCATTAGAGATCCAAACACTTTCCCAGCACCAGATCCTAGAATTCTTACAGGTAAAAAGACATATACATTAAGTAATAGTAGCAGTAATCAGAAACCACTTCCTGGAAGTAAACTGATTTCTTCAGCAAATACATCTTATACTGCAAATGGAACATTCCAAGTTAGACAGACTATAAGAGAAAGAGTTGCTGTTAGATATGATCCTCTGGCACAATCATTTGTCGTCGGCAAAGATATCGATGCTCCAGATTTGAATGGACAAAATGATGATGATAATGGTGCATATTTGACAAAACTTGATTTGTATTTTGCAAACAAACCTAGTGGTAACGAACCTGTAGAAATTCAGATAAGAACAGTTGAACTGGGAGTTCCAACACTTAATATTGTTGGGGAACCAAAAACTCTGATTCCCTCTGATATTACAACATCGACAACGGGTGAGATTGCCACTACAGTTACCTTTGATTATCCAATCTTCCTTGCACCTGGTAGAGAGTATGCTGTAGTTCTTCTTGCACCAACAACTGATGAGTACGAAGTTTGGATTGCTAAAATGGGTGAAAAGACTGCAAATACTCAGTCTCTTCCTAATGCCGAATCGGTTATTTATTCTAAGCAATTTGCAATGGGAAGCTTGTTCAAGTCACAGAATGGTTCTACTTGGACACCTGCTCAAGACTTAGATCTCAAATTCAAACTTTATAAGGCAAAATTTGCATCCACCAGTGGTATTGCATATTTTGGCAATCCACCACTTGATGAAAGTAATGGTTATATACAGACACTTGAAGATAATGCACTTACAGCAACTCCAAAATCTTTAACCCTTGGAATTACCACTATTACTTCTGGAGATCCTTTACTCGACATCTTAACTGTTGGTAGAAGAATCGCTGGTAATAATGGCACCGGTGGATATGGTAATATTGTTTCACTCGGAAGTTCTGTAACAACACTATCAATTACTGATGGTGGTGCAAACTATACTAATCAATCTGACGTTCCCACTACAACTGTTGTTGGTAGCGGTTCTGGTTTAAGACTTGATTTTACAACCACTAGTGGTGCTATCTCAGGAACTACAATAACAAGTAGAGGTAATGGTTATGCTGTTGGTGATGTAGTTTCCATCGACAATTCTGATGGAAGTTTTACTGGAAGAGATTCTCTTCTTACCATTACAGCAATCGGAGGAGTCGATACATTATATCTGACTAACGTTCAAGGCGAAAAAGGTTCTGGTAAATCTTTCCAAGTTGGAGCTGGACTGAGTTACTACAATACTGATTCTACTATTGTTGGTGCAGCATCAACTACTATCACCGACAGAACATCTGAAGGAACTGGAGCACAGTCTGGCAATTACTTGCGCGTAGATCATTTTAATCATGGCATGTATGCAAACAATAACAAACTGACTCTCAATGGAATTGAATCTGACGTTGCACCAACAACGTTATCTTCACAGTTGTTGTCTACAGAAACAACAACTATTCAAGTTGCAGATTCGTCAAACTTTACAACTTTTGAAGGACTTGCTGTTAGTGCGACAAATAAAGGTTATGTGAAAATCGGTGATGAGATTATTGAATACACTGCCGCAGCATCCAATCAATTGACAATTAACTCTAGAGGTTATGGCAATACTATAACTCAATATCATAGTGCAAATACTGTTGTTATGAAATATGAGTTTGCTGGAATATCATTGAGAAGAATTAATGGTATTACGCACGATATTTCAGATACAGATATTGAAGCTAATCGCTATTACATTGAAATTGATAGAAGTTCCACATACGGATTAGATAGAAGCGCAGATAACTCCAACGGTCCCGAACTCTCATTTAAGAGTGATTTAGTTGGCGGTGGTGACAAGATAAAAGCATCTGAAAACATCTTATATAATGAGATTAATCCTAGATTTGATGTCAATGCTCCTGGAAAACTCACCTCAGTAAGTGCTGTTGTTAGATCTACAACTGGAACTAGTATTGATGGCTCTGAGACTTCTTTCGAACGTCTTAATACTGTAGACATAGTAACATTAAATGAAGTAAATTCTTTGAGTTCTGCAAGAATTGTTTGCTCCAGAGTTAATGAATTGAATCAACCAGTATTCAATAATGTTGCTGGAAGAAGATCTTTCACCGCAGCATTAACATTGAACACTGAGGATGAAAATCTTTCTCCAATCATTTATTTGGATGATTCTACTGTAGAGTTCTCCTGCAATAATCTGAATAATCCTGTAACTAACTATGCAACTGATTCTTCAGTCAAATCATTCTTAAATGATACTCACACTGCTACTTACGTTTCAAATGTAGTTAATCTTGCACAACCAGCATCTTCGCTTAAAGTTCTGTTAACGGCATATAGGCATCAGTCTGCTGATATAAGAGTTCTTTATAGTTTGATTAGGGATGACTCTGCCGCTGTTGAGCAGGAGTTTGAATTATTCCCAGGTTATGATAATTTAACTTCTACTGGAGATGGTGATTTTATTGTTGTGGATTCTGCAAATAATAGTGGAAGACCTGATGTGAGAGTTCCTGCAAGTGAAGATAATCAGTTCTTAGAGTATGAATTTACTGCAAATAATCTGGGAGATTTTACTGGATATAGAATTAAAGTTGTGATGGCTGGAACCAATCAGGCGTATCCTCCAAGAATCAGAGATCTCAGAACTATTGCATTGAAATGAGTAAGTTTATAAAAGTAAAAGATCATCCACATCTTTATAGAGATGAAAAAACGGGGGCAATTGTAAACTGCGACACAGTTGCCTACAATAACTATGTAAAAAAACTTGAAAGAAAGGATAATGAAAGAAAAGAACTTGATGAGATGAAAAAGGACATTGAAGAAATCAAATCACTATTGAAAGAATTTTTAAATAAATGATGTGGAGTGAATCAAATATAAATATCTAAAGGAATACGTGCTCATCTGAATAATGGCAATATTTGTATCAAATATCGTAATTGAGCAGGGTTTTGATTTTAATACTACATTTCAATTAGAAGATACTGCAACAGCAACTCTTCTTGATTTGAGTGGATACAGTGTTGAATCCCAACTCAGAAAAACATACACCAGTTCTACCTCAGTTTCTTTTGCTTCCTCCATCACGGATGCGGCAAGGGGAAAAGTTCAAATATCTTTAGCGTCTACGGAAACTGCAGACTTGAAACCCGGAAGATATGTTTATGACGTTAAACTGACTAGTAGTGGTGGAGCCGTTAGTAAACCTATAGAGGGTGCTGCTCTAATAAGAGCGGGAGTAACTAGGTAATGGCAACCATAAAAGCTAGGGTTGGATCTCAAAATACAGTTCGCGTACTATCAAGTTCCGCAACTGTTGCCACTAGAATTATTGATGCTTCGGATTTAAATTCGACTTTAAAAACCGAAGATGGGATGATTCTCGTTTGGGATTCGGGATCGTCCGCTTTTATAATGACGAGTGTGATCGATTCTGCATCGACCACAATTGAAGGCATTGCATATTTTACCAATAACACAAGATCAAGTCTTCCTACAAATGGAGCACTTGTTGTTAATGGCGGTGTTGGAATTGGGCAATATTTAAATGTTGGTGCTGGTGTAAGTGTTGTAGGTATTGCAACCTTTGCATCAGACGTTGATATCAATGCCGCTGTTGATATATTAAATGATTTAAATGTTGGCGGTGCAACCACTCTGGCATCTAGAGGAGGAATTACTACCACTGGTGGCAGTTTATTTGTAGGTGGAAACTTTGAAGTTGCCGGTTCTTCAAACTTTATTGGTGTTGCAACCTTTAGAGGAGGAACCATTAATCTTGGAGATTCCACTAGTGATGATATCAATATTGGTGGTGAATTTATATCGGATTTAAATCCAAATGATGATAATCAATATGACTTAGGTATTGAAGGAAAGAGATGGAGAAATGCAAGATTTTCTGGTCTTGTAACAACTACCGATTTATTTGTTTCTGGCGTATCAACATTTACTGGTGACGTATCACTTACTGGTGATACACGTATTGTTGGATTTTTAAGTGTTACTGAAGGTTTATTCTATGATTCTGATGATTATGATGGACCTAACGGAGTAGCATATTTCAATAACAATGGAAAGTTAGTTAGCGCTGCCAGCACAGAAAGTGCAGTAAGCACAAGTAACTATATATTAACAACACAACTATCGGCAGGAATAGGTACTCCTATATGGACGGACACTATTGATGGAGGAACATTCTAATGGCTAAGCCAAGTACAAGACAAGGATTAATCGATTATTGTCTAAGAAGATTAGGAGCACCTGTCTTAGAGATTAACGTAGATGATGAGCAAATAGATGATTTGGTAGATGATGCCATTCAATATTTCAACGAACGTCATTATGACGGCGTTGAAAGAATGTATTTAAAGTACAAAGTTTCCCAAAGTGATATTGATAGAGGTAAAGCGAAAGGGACTGATGGTGTAGGAATTGTTACGACGACAGGAACCTCTACAATAGTTGGCGCGGCGACAACATTTAATTATTATGAAACATCAAACTATATTCAAGTTCCAGATTCTGTAATTGGTATTGAGAGAATATTTAAATTTGATACTAGTTCCATTTCTGGTGGAATGTTCAGTATCAAATATCAGTTGTTTTTGAATGACTTATATTATTTTAACTCTGTAGAACTTTTGCAGTATGCGATGGTTAAGTCATATCTTGAGGATATTGACTTCCTTCTTACTACGGACAAGCAAATAAGATTTAATAAGAGACAAAACAGACTTTATTTGGATATTGATTGGGGTGCTCAATCTGCAGATACTTTCTTTGTAATCGATTGCCATAGAGCATTAGATTCTACAGATTTTTCTAAAATATACAATGATAGTTTCTTGAAGAAGTACTTAACCGCACTTATTAAGAGACAATGGGGACAAAATCTCATTAAATTCAATGGCGTCAAACTTCCTGGCGGTATTGAATTAAATGGAAGGCAAATTTATGAAGATGCTGAAAGAGAACTGGAGGATATTAAGCAGAGAATGAGTATGGAATATGAATTGCCTCCTATGGACTTTATTGGATAATTATTATGGCACTAAATCCATTTTTCCTACAAGGTTCTGCTAGGGAGCAGTACTTAATACAGGACTTAATCAATGAGCAGTTGAAAATTTATGGGATTGATGTTTACTATATTCCCAGAAAATTTATAAGAACAGATGATATACTCAGAGAAGTAGAGACATCAAAATTTGATGACAATTTTATTATTGAAGCGTATCTAGACAACTATGAAGGATATGCTCCTGGTAGTGATTTGATGACTAAGTTTGGACTTAGATTAAAAAATGAAATTAATCTAATCATATCCCAAGAACGTTTTCAAGATTTTATCACACCATTCTTGGAAGGAGTACAAACAGGAATTTCTGATGGAAGCATTGATGACTATGAGATTGATTTAACCACAAGACCTAGAGAGGGTGATTTAATTTATTTTCCACTAGGACAAAGATTGTTTGAAATAAAAAGAGTCGAAGCGGAAAAGCCATTCTATCAACTTGGCAAGACATATGTTTATGAACTTCTCTGTGAACTCTTTGAATATGAAAATGAGGATATTGATACTTCTGTCGATGAAATAGATAGAGTTGTTGAGGATGAAGGATATATTACAACACTGACACTGGATAATAGTTCTACAAATGCCACTGCTACTGCCACACTTGGTGGTGATGGTATGGTTGGAAGAATTGTACTCAATAATGATGGTTATGATTATGTTTCGATTCCAACTGTAACGATTGCAGATCCTGTTGTTGGTGGCGGAATAACTGCTACCGCTGTGGCTATTACAACATCCATTGGTGGTGTCTATTCTGTTGAGTCGATTAGAATTACTAATGCTGGTTCTGGATATACTGCTACAAATCCACCGTCAGTAACAATATCTGGTGGTGGTGGAACTGGAGCAGCTGCTACAGCAGTTATTGTAGATGATGGTATTAGACTTCTTACTATTACTAATGCTGGAAGTGGGTACTATATTCCACCGACAGTTACCATTACCGATGATGTCGGTCCTTCAATTGGATTTACTGCAACTGCTGTAGCGGTAATTAATAGTACAGATGGAACTGTAAGTGCTCTGCAAATGACTAATGCTGGATTCGGTTATACCGAAACTCCA